ATGAGCCGAACTATTACAAGAACTTTACCGACAACTATAGTTACAGGAGTTGTTATGGTAGACGGTAAGGGAGCGCATGAGGTTATAACTAGAACGTACGAGGGTGTTAAACTAACAAAAAATCAAGCTTTAAACGAATTAAAGAAAGAGTTTAAAGAGGGGTGTATGGTTTCAAATATCATGCACGAAGAACACAAATATGAGATTAGCGTAGGGGTATTTATCGCTAATGCTCAAAAAGTTATTGAATAGGAAAGAGAGGAAATTTAAAATGGAAAACAATTTAATTAGTATTGAAGAACAGGTTAATAATGCTGTAGCTGAAAAAGATTATGTGGCAATGTGGAATAATGAAAGCAATGCTTCTGCTGTTGGGCGTGATTGGTGTAGTTATGTTTTAAACACGCAAGAAGATAAGGAATATCTTTTAAAGCGTATCACTGAAACACCTATTAAATTACAAGAAGCGGTTAATGAGGTATTAGAAATTGAAGGTATTTATTTGGAAAACGTAGAAATTCCAGACCAAAACACAGGCGAAAGAAAAGTAATGCCACGAATGTTATTGATTACGGCAGACAAAGTTTATTCTACTTTAGGTATTACAGCATTTAACAATATGACAAAGATTTTAAAATATGTTGGGCTTCCTACGACTAAAAAGCCTATTAAATTAAAAGTTAAAATGACTTCTTCAAATAATAAGAATTATTATTCATTTCAGAAATTATAGTTAGGTGGTGCGGGATATGATATATCTTTCTAATAAAGACCGTAGAAAGTGGCGTGAAACAGTTGAAAAATTCAACAAGGCGCGAAACACTTATGCAAGAACGCATAAAAACAGCAAATATTACATTCCCGCAAAGATAGACTATGAAGAAGTAGGAACGACAAGATATTCTTCAAGAAGAGACTTTAACAATATGATTAAATCATTAGAGAGGGCGACGCGTAACGGTGCTTTCGATTTAGTTCAGACAAAAGGCGGGGAGTTAGCGACGCGCTGGGAGTTGAACGAAGCTAGCATTAAAAGGCGCGCCCTTTCAATTCAACAAGCAAATAAGATAAAAGCAATCAAGAAAAAATTTAAAAATAAAAGAAAACAAAAGTCAAGTATTGATTATTTAAAAGGGAATATTACTATACCCACTAAAAAAATAAGTGAATTGAAGCTAGGCGAATTAAACAGCTTTATGAAAGCGTTGGCAAACTCGCAAGAAGACCTTTCTAATATGTGGATTTTAGACGCACAGTATAGGGCAAATTACTACTCTGCTTTAGCACGTAATGGAGTACAGCAAGATTCAGAAATTTATAAAATATTGGAAAAGCTAAGTGACGAAGAAATAGCAGTTGCGATGTACACAGACCCTTTTTTAGCCATAGATACCCCGTACCTAGAGGAACATGTGAAAGAAACAGAGGAAAAGCTTGTAAACCATTGGGGTAGATATGCGAAAAGTAAGTAGATATGTGGCAGATTTTGAAGCTACAAATGACCCCGAAACTAACCACGTCTGGAGTTGGGAAAGTTTAGAAATAGGAGATACTGAACACCCTAACAGGGGGTTAGATATTTATAGCTTTATTGAATGGGTAAAAAAGACGGCTAGGGTCGTTTATTTCCATAACTTGAAATATGATATAAGTTATATAATGAGCGAACTTTTTAAATGTGGTTACGAATGGAAGCCTAGGGAAGAGTTAGCAAGAAAAACTTTTACAAGTTTAATTTCTGATACAGGTATTTTTTATTCTGTCACTGTTATGTTTGAAGACGGGACTAAAGTTGAATTTTATGACAGTTATAAACTTATAAGCATGTCCGTACATGATATAGCTTTAGCTTATGGTTTGCCCGTAACAAAAGGCGAAATAGACTATAATAAAGAAAGACCAGTGGGATATATACCTACAGAGGAAGAGTGGGACTATCAGCACCGCGATGTTGTTATTATGTCTTTAGCACTTGATATATTATTTAAAGAGGGATTTAAGAAAATGACGCAGTCAAGCAATGCTTTAAATGATATGAGGGAAACTTTAGGAAAAAAGCAATTCAAATATATGTTTCCTTTGCTAGATAAAGAGGTAGACGAATTTTGCCGTAAAGCGTATTATGGTGGTGCTTCTCTTGTAAATCCTCTTTTTAAGGGTAAGACAGTTGGAAGAGGACGCGTTTATGATGTTAACAGTGAGTACCCGTGGGCTATGCGTGAAAAAATGCTTCCTTTTTCTAGACCCGTTTGGTTTGACGGAGAATATAAAAAGGACGAAGAGTATCCGTTGTTTATAGTACAAATAAAGACAATGTTTCACGCGAAACAAGATTTTTTGCCAACTATACAAGCTAAACATGTACCAAGGTTTAAAGCTGATAAGTTTTTAACGTCAAGTCATGGAAGAGTTGTAGAATTAACTTTAACCAGTATTGATTTAGCGCTTTTTAAAGACCATTATAATATTGAGTATATAGAGTATTTGGGTGGTTATAAGTTTATGGCAAGTGATACACTTACAAGGAAATACGTTGATAAGTGGTATGATGTAAAAGAACAAGCAACCATAGACGGAAATAGTGGTAAAAGAACAATCGCAAAAGATATGTTAAATAAGCCAAGTGGTAAATTCGGTACTAAGCCAAATGTCGCGAGTAAGATACCATATTATGATGGTAGAATAAAATATAAACTTTCAGAAATAGAGGAACGGGATAGTGTATATGTACCTTATATATGTTTTGTTACAGCGTACGGAAGAGATTTATGTATAAGAAATGCACAAAGGAATTATTATAGATTTTTATATATGGACACTGATAGTAACCACTATTTAGGAGATTACGACGTAGAGGGTTTGCCTGTTGATAACAAAAAGTTAGGGTATTTTAAACATGAAACGACATTTTCAAAAGCAAGATTTTTGCATGCTAAATGTTACCTAGAACAAACTTTATGCGATGAAAAAGAAAAGCAAAAAATGATAGAAAAAGGGTCTAAAAAAGAAGAGGATTTTTATATAAACGAGTTTGGCGAACTTGTTTATAATAAGGTAACCGTGGCGGGGTTACCCGCAAATTGTCATAGTCAAGTGAATTTTGACAACTTTGATATTGGAGTTGTTTACACAGGAAAGTTACGTCCTAAAATGACCCCGAACGGACAAATATTAGAGGAATGCGACTTTATGATACGCGATAGTTGACATTTTGTTAAAAGCTGGGTAATATAATACTGTACTTATTCTTTATGAATGAGGAACAAAACGGGTATTATACTTTCACAGCAACAAGGGAGCGTCCTAGTCGGGCTTTGAGTAGTACGGACGTTACAGGGGTTTGACAGTCACGGTTTGCTTGTATAATACCCCTTTTCATTTAGTGAGGTGGTAAAGTGTATCTAAGTTACAGAGAAATAGACGGGTATAACGCTATGATTAATCAGATACTTACAACACGCGGATATGGTAAAACGTACGGTTGGCAAGACAAAGTGTTAAAGCATGTCGAAAGAAACAAAGGTAGAAAATTTATGTACTTAGTGCGTAGAAAAGTTGATATAGACATTTTAACAGAACAGGAAATAAATCCTTTTAAGAATTATATGATAGACAATTACACTAAATATTTTAATGAGGACGGAACGGAAAAATTGATTATAAATAAAAAAGGTTTCTTTTTTGATAACGAAAGGGTTGGTTATATTTTCCCAATTTCAGAGGCAAATAAAATTAAACGTGGAAGCGGTTTTGCCGATGTTGATTATATTATATGGGACGAATTTCTAATTGACCGCGAAAGTAAAGAAAAATATTTGCCAAATGAACCAAAGCTATTTATGTCCTTAGTAGATACCGTAGTACGTAATAGAAAAGGTGTAAAGGTTTATATGTTAGGTAATGCACTTGTTTTTTATAACCCTTATAATATTTACTGGAATATTGACAAACCTTATAAAAAAGAAGCAAAACTGTTTCAAAATGGGAAAATTCTTGTGTATGTAAAAGCACCAAAGGAATTTATTGAATATAGAAAACATACTGACGTAGGAGAACTAATGCAAGGGACTGACTATGAACAAATGGCACTATATAACCGATTCCAAGGAGAAAGCAACGGATTCATAAGAAAAAAAGATAAAGGCGCAAGATTTATGTGTACTTTATATTTAGAGGGTCAAAAAATAGGAATATGGGTAGGAGATTATTGTTTCTATGTTTCCCCTAACTATAATTTAGCTGTAGACGAAAGGTATTGTTTTGACATATTTTCCCAACAGCAAGGTGTGAGACTATTAACAAAGTCAATTAGAAACACACCAGTTGAAACAGTTATAAACGCCTATAAAATTGGGTTAGTTTTCTTTGAAAATCAAAAAGTAAAAGACATTTTTATGCGGGTATTGACAAAATTTATTTAGTGAGTTATTTTATATACATAGAGAAAGAGGGTGTATAAAATGACAGTTGAACAGATTAACCAGCTTATTAGTAGTTTAGGATTCCCTATAGTATGCGTAGGGGGTATGGCTTGGTTTGTGGTTTGGTACATTCGTAAAGTAGAAGACGAACGTAAACAACGTGAAAGCGAATTGACAAAAACTATTGACACAAACACAGACGCCATTAACTCTATAAAAAGTATGGTTGAAACTTTTATGAATTACGTTTGTAAAATGAACGACAAAGGAGAATAATATGGGAAAAATTTTTAAAGTTGCTGATGTAAGTGAACACAACAATGTTACAAGTTTCAAAAATGTAGACGCTGTAATGATTCGGTGTGGTTATGGTTTCGCCAACCAAGATAAAAAGGTTATTAAACATATCGAATTAGCGAAAAAGGAAAAAAAGCCTTTTGGATTCTATTTCTATTCATACGCTTGTACTTTAGCAGAAAGTGACCTAGAAAAGCGATGGCTTATTGATTTCATTAAGAAATACAAACCCGAATTACCAGTGGCTATCGACATGGAAGACGCCGACGGTTATAAAGTGCGTCATGGAAACCCAAACAAAGAAACGCTAACTAAAATTTGTTTGAATTTGCTGAACGCTGTTGAAAGTGCTGGGTATTACGCTCAATTATATTGCAACGTTGATTGGTGGTTAAACAGATTAGAAAGCCCAAAACTACGCAAATTTGATTTATGGATTGCTTCATGGGGCGTAAGTGTTAAGCCCGACGTATCAGACGCCGAGTACATGTGGCAGTACACATCAAGTGCAAATGTTGACGGTTTAGGTAGTCGCGTTGACATGTCAAATGCTTATGTTAACTACCCACAAATTATTAAAGCAAAAGGGCTAAACAGATGGAAGAAAAAAGGGACTTCCTTAAAAGTAGGGGATAAAGTAAAAGTGAAAAAAGCAATCAACTATGACACTGGAAAACCTTTTGCTGTATATTACAAAAACTATGATGTTTTAGAAGTTAAAGGGGAACGTGTGGTTATTGGAATTGGTAAAACTGTTACATCTGCCATTGATATTGACAATATCGAGAAGCTATAGTATGGGTTGGATTTCAAGAGCGGGTGCGTTGACAACCGCAGAAATGGAGAACAACGCGGAAATAGTTGTTTCATATTTGGATTCACAAAACGTTTCACGTGAAACAATTTGTGGAATTTTAGGAAATATGGAAAACGAAAGTTCCATAAATCCCGAGAGGGAAGAGGTTGGCGGTTCGGGTTACGGGTTGGTTCAATGGACGCCAAGGAGTGTTTTAGAAAATCACGCCAGCGCTTTGGGGTTATCGCCTTATTATAGTGGAGACGTTCAGCTAAAAGTACTTATAGCAGAAATAAAGGGTATCAGTGGAACTAATGAATGGTATTCAACAGAGCCTTTTATAGCAAACTATTATAGTAGCGGTGCAACCGCTGACATGATAGGACTAACACCTACAGAGTTTCTAACAAATAGTAGGGGGTGGACGGCTGACAAGTTAGCAATAGCTTTCATGGTTTGCTATGAACGACCAGCATTAGACCCATCTGTTAATCATGTAGAAGCAAGAAAAAATGACGCTTTAAAGTGGTATAAGAAATATGGTAAACCTTATGAGCCTAGATTAACAAAAAGTGGAATGTTAAATTCTATATATTGGTATTCAGACACAAACCCTTTCTATCCAACAGGATACGGATTGCCTAACTGTACATGTTACGCGTGGGGTAGATTTTGGGAAATTTGTGGGGAAAGTAAAGTACCTACTTTACCGACTGGAAACGGTGGAGAGTGGTGGGGTAGTGTTACAGGGTATGAAGTTGGAAGCACACCTAAGCTTGGGGCAGTGTTGTGTTTGGGTCAGCCGAACGGTGCGGGACATGTCGGCATTGTTGAACAAATAAAAGATAATGGCGACATTGTCACGTCAAATTCGGGCTATTCACGACCAGCAAGCTATGACAACCCATTATATTTTTTCCTAGATAACAACAAAAAATCAGAAAACTATGTTCCTAGCTGGGCGGTTGGTTATTATTTCCAAGGCTTCATTTATAACCCTTGCGCGGGTGGTTATGTACCACCAAAACCAGTTATAAAAGCCTCAAATATTTTTAAATTCATTAGACGAAAGGAGTGGTACAAATGAGAAATTTAGAAGACTTCAAAAAAAGCTTTTCTAACATTTTAGGAATGGAAGTAGAAGAAGAAACGGCTAAAATGATAGAGGAAACAGTTAATACAGCCGTATCCGATTATGAAGAAGCAAATAAATTATTGACAGACAACGGCTCTTTTGGAGAAGACGGAAGTTATACCGTGAACGATTCAAAGGGAGATTACTGGAAAAAGCGATATATGGACGCTTATATGGGGGTAACGGAAGAAACTGAAAATGCAGACGTTACACCCGACGATGATGAGGGTAAAAGTGATATGACCTTTAATGAAATTTTAGGAATGGAGTGATATAAAAATGGCAACAAAACCGACACAGATTAACAATTTACAAGGAAAAAACGTAGATTTAATGAACGCACTTAGAAATACCGCGAGTGCGTATTATCAGAGTATTGTACCAGTAGTTAGCGACGGGGTATCTATTTCACAGGCGGGCGTACTAATTACCGCAAACCCAGACTTAAGAAACGAGTTCTTTTCAGCACTTATGAATCGTATCGCGTTTGTGTTTGGTTCAAGTCGTTCATATTATAATAAGTACGCGGGACTGAAAAAAGGGGATTTTGAACTTGGCGAGGTTGCAGAAGAGGTATTTATTGAAGCCGCTAAGCCAAACAGCTATGACCCCGAAGCTGATGAAGATAAATTATTTAAGCGTGTAATTAGCGACGTAAAAACAGCTTTTCACGTTGTAAATGCGCAATTTTATTACACAGCTACAATTAACCGTCCGCAGTTATCAAAAGCTTTCACTACTGAACGTGGACTTTATGATTTAGTTGAAGCGATTGTTAAATCTTTAACAAATGGGGGAGAAATTGACGAGCAGAATGTAATCAAATATATTTTTGCCCGCGCTGTTTTGGACGGAAGAATTAGAACAGAAGTGGTTACAGGTGATAGCACGGAAGTGGCTAAAATCATGAAGCAGAACGCTGATGATATGACATTTCCGAGAACTGACTTCAACGAAGCTGGGGTACTTAACTGGACTGATTACCCTTATATGAAATTTTTCCTATCTACTAAATTCGGCAGTGAATATTCTATTGACGTTTTGAGTGCTAGTTTTCAACTTAAATACACTGATTTCATGGGAGAGGTTTATAAGTTTGATAGTTTGAGTAATGTAGATTTTGATAGGCTAAATAAAGTATTGAATGAGCCAGTTACACCGTTCACAGAGGACGAAAAACAAGCATTAGACAAAGTAATTGCTTTCATTTTTGATGAAAGTTATGTACAATGGTATAACCGTTTACGTGAATTTAGCGAAAGCCCTTATAACTCAAGAACATTAGAATATAACGTAAACCAGCATTTATGGGAAGTTTTCAGTACTTCGCCTTTTGCCCCAGTTATTGGTTATGTAACAGAAAAAGGGAGTATTACAAATGTAAACGTAACGCCTACAGCTATTACATTGGGAGTTGGAGCGTCATTTGATTTAACTGTAAAAGTTAATGGAACGGGTGTATATTTGAAAACTTATACTATCGAAGCAGACCAAAAAGACGACGTACAGATTGTAGGTAATAATGTAAAAGTATTGAAACGTACTACAGGCACAGTTAATCTAACTGTTAAATCAGTCCAAAACCCAAGTAAAACAGCAAAATGCACAATTACGATTCCCGAATAAATATAGAAGAGGCTGGCGACGCCCAGCCCCTTACAGAATTATATATTTTAAAGGGGATTCCTTTCGACTTGGGTGAGGATACCCTTGATTTTATAGACAGTGGAAGACAGTTTGAATATTTCAAAAGTCATGAAGTTTATCACTTTACAAATTTGACACCTATTTCAATTTACAATAGAAATATCAGTATAAATTTGGTGTCTGATAAGTTAATGGATTGTAACTATATCATGTTTAAAAACACAAACTATTCAAACAAATGGTATTATTGTGTTATTTCAGATATAGAGTGGGTAAATGTGAACAACTCAATAATACACTTTGATGTAGATTATTTACAAACATACTTATTCGATTATTCTATACCGACCGCTTTTATTGAACGTGAGCATGTAAATGACGATTCTATAGGAAAGCATACTATAGAAGAGGGTCTTGAAACGGGAGAACTTGTTATAGACAAAATTCTATATCCTAGTAAATTTACAAAAAAATATATTGTTCTATGTGCTAGTGCAGTTCCCGAGGGAAATATAGGCGCGGGAATGTATGACGGACTTTATACAGGTGTTGGCTACCGCTGGGAAGAAGCAAATGAACAAGGGGCGAAGAAAATAACAAAAATAATAAATGATATTACGAACGCAAATAAAAGCGACGGTATTATAGGTATTATTTTACTTCCCGAGATTTTTGTAAACGGCAAACAGGAGACATGGAGTATACCTAGACCAACAACCATTGACGGATATACACCGAAAAATAAGAAATTATTTACTTACCCGTATTGTTTTACTTCTGTTTCAACAAATGACGGGAATTATGCTGTTTTTAAATATGAAATGAGTTCCGATGTTGATAGTATAGAAATGAGGTGTAATGCCTTGATGTCGCCTAACCCTCAATGTATATGTTATCCTAGAAACTATAGAGGGACAACAGACGACTACTCTAGCAAAGTTACACTTTCGGGATTTCCACAATGTCCTTACGCAATAGATTCATACAAAGCGTGGTTTGCTATGAATGGGGCAACTACCCAAGTGGGTATAATTGGAAGAGCCATGCAAGACGTAGCAAGTGTTGTTAAAAATCCAAATCCTTTACATGCTGTAGACGTTGGATTGTCAAGTGTTATTAACTCATATGAACAATTAGCAAGACTTAACGCGCTTCAAACAATGCCACCACAGGTACACGGTTCACAGGGCGGAAACTTTAATTTTCAAACCGTTCTTCCTTTAGGGACTTTCACAGCCTATACACAAACTATTAAGCGTGAATACGCGGAAAGTATTGATGATTTCTTTTATAAATACGGCTACCGTGTAAACAGGAATGGACGCCCAAATGTTAAAGGGCGTGAAATGTTTAATTATGTTAAATGTGGTAATGTTTTTGTGGACGGTGATATTCCTTATTTAGCGCAGAAAGAAATTGAAAAAAGATTTATAAATGGTATAAGATTTTGGCATAACGAATGGGGATATAAGAATTATACGTTAGAAAATGAGGTGGTAGAGTGAGTACAAACAAAAGAAACAGAAAACGTATAAAAATGTTGAATAATATATCATACCAAGTATGGTTTGATTTGCTCTATCAAATTTGGTTATCACGTTTCGTATGGGAGAATATCGACGATACGTGTGACGCTGAAATGATTGAAAAATCATTGTGTAAACATGGGAGAGTTTGTATATTTGCTGATTCTATATCAGACCCTATTTTAATGAGTTTGCCGTATGCAACTATTACAAGGTATGACGCTTACGGTTATCCAGTTAAAGTGCAACCATATTCCCCTTATACATCAACTTATAAAATGATTGGGCGTGAACTTTTTGAAATTGGATTTAATAATCTTGAGCGTACCGAAAGTTATACACTTATTGACCACTACGCTATGCGTCTTTCAAATATTCAAAGACAGTTAGATACGAACATACAACAACAGAAAGCGACGAGTGGTTTCGCAATTGAAAGTGAACAACAAAAGGACGCTATCATTACAGGGTTAACGAACATGACCGAAAACATTCCTTTTATGATAGTTGACAAAAAACAATTTGAGAAAAACGCAAGTGGCGAAAAGCGTATTACTATGGAAAATTTTAAATGTGACGTGGCATATATAGGAGATAAATTACGAGTGGAACTAAATGCAACTTTAAATGAATTTTTAAACGCAATAGGTGTAGAAAATTCAAACATGGATAAGCGGGAGCGCGTAAATTCACAGGAGACAAATGGGAATATTGGTATTCTTGAAATATGTCGAAACAAGGACTTGTTAACACGTCAAAAGTTATGTGACAAAGTTAATAAGAAGTGGGGCAGAAATTGGAGCGTTCGTTTTAATTCAGACGTAAAAACATTACTAAATAGTGCTTTTAATTCATGGGACGAAAAACCAGTAGAAGAAAATGAGGTGGTAGAAAATGATTAACCACGAAGAGGCTCAATATACTATACGTGTTATTGACATTATACAGGGTTTAAATAGGGTAGATATGTACTCGCCTATAACAGACGAGCAAATAAAAAAGGCTAGACAAGAAATATTTTATTTTGATTACCCAATGGCGCAAGAAAATAAAGATATTTTAGAAACTAATTTTTTGTGGCATTTTCTACAACGCGAAATATCTACCACGCCCCTAGTTAATTGGCTATACTACGTTCGGGATTGTTTTCAGACTAACGCGACAAAATGGGAAAAGTTGCTTAATGCCGAGAAAATAAATATAGAATGGGACAAACCATATAATATGGTAGAAACATCAGATTATATAGGAGATTCAACAGGAAACGCAACTAATACAGGGAAACAATCGAATAAAACCGATTCACAAGGACAAACAGTAGGAAGCAACTTTCCACAGGCTACACTAAACGGGAGAGATTACGCAACTACAGGAAATACAGACAAAACAACAGTAGATAGTGAAGCATCAAGTACAGGAGAAACGACTTCAAGCGCGCACGTTGAAAATACCAACAATGTAGTTAAAAAGGGTAGTGTTAGTGATATATCACAACTATATAAAAACTATCGAGATAGCGTCTATAGTGTACTAAACACTATTTACGACGATATGTCTATATTATTCTATGCTATTTACTAATGTTTCACGTGAAACAGGAAAGGAGAAAACATGGCTAAAACATTACAGCAATTATTATATGAGTATGATAACCAGTGTAAAAATCAAAAACTTTCAGAATTACCTTATGTTTGGAATAAACTTGAAAGGTTATCTTTTGACGATTCGCCAACTGATTACGTCGCTTTATGTAGAGTGCTGACAACTTTAAATCAGCTTATTATCGACCATAACGAATTAGCAGATAAGATAGTCGAATTAACTTGTTACATATTGAATGAGGCTTTACGAAATGGTAAAATATTCGTAGCAACGGAATATATCGAGGAAACAAAAACGTTGAAATTTATATTTAAAGGGGTGGTATGCAATGACTAGAAAATTAACTAATATAATTAATATTACAGGGGATGAAAACGAATATGAGGTATATGACCAGCAAGCTAGAACGGATTCCAGTGTAGCTAAAACACAATCACAACAAGCTTTAACACAAATAGGTACACTTTCAACCGAGGTTAATGGGTTAAAAACTAGCAAACTTAGTGGCGCTACATTGAGAAGTAGTTACGCTGAAGCTACAAAAACATTAACACTATCAGTACAAGTTGTAAAGGGGTGATACAATGAGTTATATCGAAAATTTAGAGACTGACAAAGTTTACCAAATAAGGGATAAAGAATCTATAACAGTAGTTGAAACATTTAATGCAATAAAAACAGATAAACCAAGTGTTGGAAAAGTATATTTTATTAAAAATTTTTATACAAATGACGGGGTTAAAGGGTTTTATGAAATTGTTAATGAAAAAGAAAATGTGCTATGTTTACCAGTGAATAATGTTTTTGCAAAACTTATACCTATAAATGGGGAGGTTTCCATTCCGCAGTTAGGAATTAAAAATAATGAATACGTTGATACCATTGTAAGTGACTTACTTAAAATATGTAGAACTGTTTACCTAAACGGTAGGTATTGTATTAACATTTTAAATAATAGTAATGGCATATTTTTAGAAAAATTAACAAATAGAAGTATAAGAAATGGGGAATTATATATAAAAGATAATTTTTCTCTTGAATCATATTCTTTAATAAGATTACACGAATGTAGTTCATTTGAACTACATAGTGTAACTTTAGACGGAAGTAAAGGAAAAAATTCTTCAAAAACAGGAGAACAAGGGCATTGTATTAAAATTTATAATTCTTCAAAAATAAATCTTAAATATTGTAATTTTAAAAATGGTTTTGGGGACGGAATAGAAATAGGAAATCAAGAAGATAAACCATATACTGATATAAACTGTAAAATAGAATATTGCAAAATTGATGGAAATTCTAGAAATGGTATATCAATTTTAGATTGTGGAAATATAATTATTGAAAATTGTGAAATAAAAAATACAAAAGGAAAAAACCCACAATATGGTATTGACATAGAGCCTTTCTATGCCGCTGAAAAACTAAAAAACATAAAAATAACTAATTGTATTTTTAGTGGTAATTATGAGGGGTCTATACTTGTTTTTAATCAATTTTCTATAACCGATTTAAATATAAAAATAAGTAATTGTATTTTAGAAATGGTTAACCTATCACATAAAAAAGGAAGTAGTATAACAGCTTTGATAGAAAACAACAAATTCGTTGGAAATAGAAATGGTGCATGCTTAAGATTAGACAGAGTTTTTAATAAATCTAGCGTTTTAGCTGTTAATAATTTAATTGACGGAATAACGGTAATAAATAATAGACAGGGTGCGCCTATTTCAATAGAAAATCCCGAAAAAACTGAAATATACGGAAATTATACACTTGACTTTATTTTAAATAACGTAACTAACCCAAATAAATACCCAGTAATAAATATAGCGAATACTGGTGGATTTATAAATAACTGTAAAATAAAGATAAATAGCGAGTTGATATCGTCTATATATAAAATTGTTAACAGTGAAATAAAAAATAATGTAATATTAAAAACTTCCCCAACTTTTTACGGTTACGGCAATGTGTATAAACTAACTGAAAATGCAAGCTTAACTGGTGGAAATGATTTTACCGGGTATGATTCGCTACATTTTATAATTTATAATGATTCAGAATCACTAACATTAACATGTAACACTAATTTTTCAGTATTCAATAAAAATAATATAACGTCTAAAAAAAGAGGTTCTTTAATAGAATACCATATAAGAGACGGTGTATTTATAATAGACAAAATGGTGGGGGATTGGAATTAAAAACATATTGATGTTACACAAAGAAAGTGAAAACAATTATTATATTTTAGCAGAAGATTCAGAAATTATTGCTTCCGGTACTTGCAGACAATTATACTTATTTCTAGGTATGTTTGTAATAGATAAAGAAATAGTAAAATAGACGAGGAAGAAAACGATATAAATATAAAAGGAGTAAAAATATACGATTAACCACTAACCAGCCAGCAGTAAACAGTATATAACAGGCGCGCAGTACCCGACCAAGGGGAAACGCGCTTTTTCGTGTATAGATCGGAAGAGCACACGTCTGAACTCCAGTCA